ATATAACGTTGCCGACCTTAAATATTTAAAATTCATAGGTGGTGTTACAAAAACAAAATCATCTGTTGGTGGTATCTTATTCGAAATAATCGAAACGATTGCTCCATCAGCAGGAATAACTCCTGCACCTTGAACACCTGTAACTGTACTATATTGTGATACATTAGGTGAGTTTGGTGATGACAAGAATTCAATTTGTTCCTGGTGTAATGGAGAAATAAATGGTCCATCAACCCATCGATATTGATTATGAATAAATTGACCTGCATCTGAGTTATTAGTAACACATACCTGCACAATACTTAATTCTTTGGCATCTACACAACTAACTGTATAATCTATAACTGCTGATGCAGTTCCATCAAAAGTAACACTTACAGTATCTGTTAAAACTAAATTTTTAATTACTGTGATTGTGTTTACCCCATTAACCAAGTTCGTTAATGAAGTAGAAGCTCCATATTCAACTTGTGCTTGAAGAGTACCAGATGTTAAACCTGAAACATTAAGCGTTATAGTAACTTCTCCAACCAAATCTCCTACATTAAAACAGTAGGTAATAGTTGTTCCATCGTAATTTAATAGTTGATTGATTCCACATTCCACACAAGGTATGTCGATTGGAAGCATCTCATCATTAATGGAAAAAACATACTCATCCATATAAGGGTCATACCCTCCTAGTTTTTGAGTATTAGGAGCTGCGATAAATTTATCTCTAAACCATGAACGCATTCCTGCATCTGATATAACTGTAAGTTGTTCATTAGAATATGAACTACCTTTTAATTGAATTAATACTCCACGTTTTTGGTCAGAAAAATATTTATCAAATCCATATTCTGCAAAACTTTCAGGATTAAAACTTATTCCATACTCCTCTAGCCTAGCTATTTGAGTTCCAAGAACTTCAGGAACAGAAGTAATAGCTCCTCCTGGAACTGAATCAGATAGTAAATTTTTACCTGCTAACACATAAGATATTTTATCTTCTTGTAATGTGAGTATATCAGTAGCTCTAGCGAATAGTTTCTCAATAGGACCAAATGATTCTTCTGTTTTCTTGAAGTTTATTAGCCCAAGGTTAAACTCATTAAGTTTATTTACATTGCTTTCATCATTGTATATACCACTATAAGTTATGTCTGCAAATCTATCAGCTTCTCTATAGTCTTCTGATGAAGTAGTTGTAACCCTATTACCTAACAATAATGGTTTACCTACTATAGAATCTCTAACCTTATAACTTTCTACACCATTACCAAAAGCAAAACAATTAAAAAATGTTGTGTCAATAATTGCAGGATTTGTTGCGTCTTGATCTTGAACATTTCCAAGATGCACATCTGCATATGGAGTATTAGTAATTGTCACATCTGCAGGAACATCAGGTGGAGTAGATGGTGATATTATAGCAGAACCACAATCTGTCCATTCTGCTGCAGAATCACCTGGTTGAAGAACAAGTTGAGATTGAATACCATCTAAAGTGTATACAAATGCAATTGGATTAGATTCACTAGAAGCTACTTGAAATACAGTTTTACAACCTCCTTTTGCAATATCAAATGTTTGAGCACCTTCATACCAAACATCTGGTTGTGCGTCAGTAGGCTCTGTTTCAAATACAATTGTAGATTCAGCTCTAAAAATTTGCCAAGTTGCTCGAATAGTAGACCTTCTTTTCTTAGTTGTTCCACAAGCTCTAGTACCTGACATTATAAAACGTATCTCTTGAGTATTAGGGTCTTGAAACCACTTGTAATAATTAGTTCCCAACGCAGGTGTAATTCCGTATCTACAAAGACTAACTAGATTTAAAGGACATGGTAAAGGACTATTAGTAATACCTAGATAAACATTCTCTATAGGACCTCCATTACCACCAACTTCTTGTGTTCCTGTATTTAAAACTGATTGTACATTATCTCCTTCAAACCACTCAATAATATTATCATAATCATTAGAAACTAAAGTTACATCTAAATTATATTTTCTACGTTCACATGCATTATTACCTTTCGATGGTCCTCTTCTTTCGAACTCAAATGTCATTTGTATTCTACTACCTGCAGGTATGGTCAGGTTCTGATAATTACCTGCATCATCAGGCTCTGCAAATCCTGTATATGCAAGTATAGGATAGTTATCATTTCCTTTTACAGTAATCTCTTGTTTTCCTGGTAATATAAATGGGTCAGGACCTGGAGCTATAGAAAAGTCTTGAGCCTTTATTTTCATGTAAGTTCCTGCAGGAATATTTATTTCTTTCCCATTATCATCAACTGGAGGAGGATCAATAAAATCTCTTTCTTGTGCTTCTTTATCTAAAACTGTTCCGTAAGCACATCGTTGTAAAGCACCACTAGTATCTGCTTTTACAATCAGCCTGTCTCCTACCTCAACTTTTCTTGAGTTTTCACCCTCTAATAAAAAGTATGTGTCATTTGTAGCAGGGTCTGTAAAAAATATATTAGTATAAACTGTTTCATAGGTTGAAGCATTTGGCTTTATCGCAAACTTATATTTAGTTGCCCAATACGGAGGCTTTTGTTGAGGTGGTATAAAAACCCTTATAGAGTTTTTAAGTTCTGCAAATCCACAAGGCACATGTTCTGTATTTAACGGACTAACTAAAGCAGTTGAAGCTCTGTTAAATTCATCCATGTAAACCATACCTATTTCGTAATCTCTATTACTATGAAGGCTTTTAGTATTACTTATTGATTGATAAGTAACTTCTGCTGAACTCCATTTAAAATACTCATACGCACTTTGTGTTGGAGTTGTAGTGTTATTTACTCTTCTCATAGCAACTAAACGTATACTAATCTGATTAGGATAACCAGGAGAAGCACCAATTCTTAAAGGTTGATTTGGTGCAGAAATACCACTTTCATATTTAGTCCAAGATGTGGGAGAGCCACCATCTAGAATATTAGGAATAGCACAGTTAACACTGTCAGTAAATGTAACACCATCACAAGAAGTTTCAATTGCAGGGTCAATATTAAAAACAGGTTTTATATTAGTTGCTATACCTATCTTTTCTTGAAAGTCTTCACTTATAGCTAATTCGTATGCATTGTTAAAATCTTGAGGTAATACATAGCTGAATTGAATATTTACTGAACCACTTGTTTCAGTTGGTGTATTATCCGTAAAAGCACTATGTTCAATAGTTGCGTCAATATTTAAAAGACCACCTGCTTTTAATTCTGATTCTAATTCAATTAATAACATTGAATCTGAAATAAATACAGAGCCATCAATAGTGTATTCAGAAATAAGGAAGGTGTCTTCTACCTCTTCTAAACCTATATTCTCACTTATTAATTCAGTTACGTACTCGAATCTTACAGGCGAATTATTTTTATCTACTAAATTATAGTTTTCTATGTAGTTACCATACATTAGTCTGTTGCCCATAATTGTTTGAGCTTTAGCTAATAAAGGAACATTGTCATATAATCTAAGAAGTTCTGACTCTGGAAGTATTGTAAATATTTTACTGTTTCTAAAATTAAAAGTATAATCAGTATTATCTGCTAAACCTAGTTCAGATTTTTTTAATTTTTCTATTACCTTTATAATAGTACCATCACTGTCTTTAAAAAGTAAATCAATTGCAGTAACTAAAGGTCCTCCTGAATTATATGTTATAACGGCAGTATTGTACCTATTAATAGCACCTTCATTTAAAAAAGATTCTGGACTAAAATTAAAAGCTTGAGGTTGAAAAGCTGCATCTGTAAATTGTGAAACTGCAGAATACTCATCATCTTGGTATTCATATCTGTAAGCAAAAGATATAAATCTTTCTTCTAAAAAATTTTCTTGTCCACCACTAGTAAGTGTTAACTCTATTTCTGGAGCTCTAGCAGGTGGTTTTTTGATAACTAACAAAGACTCTCTTAAAAGGCTTGCATTCCCACCACCATCAACTAAAGGACTACCTGAAGGGTCTTCGTAATTTCTTAGTATATTAAGAAACCTTGGAGGGTTATAATCATCAGTCCAAAACAATAATCCATCAATAACATTTACTCCAGTTATTAAATGCTTATCATCAAAGTTTAATACTGTTTGTCCTGATGAACTTCCATCAGAAACACTTATAACTAAATATGATAGAATGCTTGTTACTACATTGTATGAAACAATCAAATCTAACTTTCCTGATGGACTTGTAGAACCAAACGCAGGGTCTGTTATAAACCAATATATGGTATCATTAGCTCCATCATCTACAGAACCAATACACTTTGCTTGGTTACTTAGAAGAACCCCTCCGTATGATAAGCTAGTAAGCTTAGTATTTCCTTTAGAATTTTCTACTGCTCCAATCTCTGTTGATTCAGATGATCCTAACCTAACATTTACTGCATCAATATATTGTCCGTTTGGAACGAGTCTCTCGTCAACGGACTTATTCATTTTACCTGCTACGAAGTTTCTTGAAAGTTTAGCCATATTATTTTATCCACTTGTCTCGACCTCTCAGATTCATTAATAATCTTCCTGGGTGTATATTGCTATTAATAATCTTCCTGGGTGTATATTGCTTAATCTTATTTTTGCGTTCCTTAGAAGTGCTGATTTAGATTTTCTTGCTCTATTAACTATGTACTCCTGAACTCCTAATTTACTATTTAATATTTGATAGCTTATATATGCGTACACATAATCTTCAAATAGTTTATTTACAGTTATCTGAGTATCATCACCACCCTCCATACCATCAGAAACATATTCTAAAATACAACTTTCATTAGCCATTGTAGAATCAAAGTTGATTACCCCTGCTTTTTTATCAATTCTAAAAGTAGGATTAGCGTTTGCAGTTTCTGTGTTAAGACCAAATCTAGCACCAACTGCAAAGTCAAAGTACCAACATCCTTCATATTCATATCCTAAGAATCCATTATATGGACTTAAACTATTTAAATAAATACTTGGTTGTTGACCTGTAATTCTAGCAAAATCCAAAGGTGAGTATTGAGGTTGTATAGCATTTCCATCTTGGTCAAAAAGTATTCTAGAATCATTAGCTTGCAAATAAGCTTTAGCTGAATTTACTTGAATGTTTTCTACCATTGGTCTGATAACACCATCCTTATAATAAGATATTCTAACCCAATTTACATAATCAGAAGGTAGTATAAATCTTAATTCTTCTGATACAGTTAGTTGTAAAACTTTTATTTCTTTAAACGCATCATAGTTTAATTCTTGAATAGCTCTCTTTGCATGAAAAAGTATCTTGTATCTTTCTTCATTGTTTATCAAAGAATGATTGCCTGAATACATTAATTGATAGTTTACAACTATATCTTGTAATGATACATATTGGTATGATCCCCAATTAGCATCCTCTGGAGCATTCCCTCCATTCTCGTAATATTGGTATTGACTAATGTATGACATAATTATTTTTCGCTATTTATTTCAGCAGACTCTTTTGCTCCTGCATATTGTACAACTGATGCTTCACGTATTGATACTCCTGCATACTGTAAAATTTTCATTGTTAAATCCGTAGCATCATCTGGAAACAATTCAAAGTCTTGATAGTCAGGTTGTGATTGGTCAAAGACTGGTTCATTATCATTACCTAAATCTATATAAGTCCACTTAGGAGGTTTAGGATAGCGTATGTATTGACAAGTAACAACTGTTCCTAATCCAGGTGTTGGATATAATGTAGCAACATTTCCTTCAGTTGTATAAGCAGGAAACATCAAAGATGGAGCAGTTAAAGGAGACATATTTAATAAAGTAATTTTACTTTGCTGCACTTTTTCAACTTCTTTAATAGTGCTTCCTTTGTATATTTTGTAATCTAATGGAAACGTATTTATAACATTAGGTGAGATAGTTAGTTGTGTACTGCTATCAACACTAGTGACTGTAACATATGTAGGAACTGCAGCAATTAATACAAAAACAATATCTCCCACTTGAACACCTGATGATGTAAAGTTCGCATTCGAATCTATTATTTTATTTTGTCCACCAACTGTTCCTGTAGTAGTTCCAGAAGCCACTAAAGTATTATTAATAATTATTTTATTAATTAAGTAATAATCTGAACCTGTTGTAGCTAACGAAGGTAAATTATACACAGTATAATTTGGTGCTATTGGTGTTAATGGTGTAGTTACAGAAAAGAAATCTATAACTTCTTCATAACCCTTTTTTATATCAGCATATCCTGTTCCAGAAGTTCTTTGGTTTTCTTTGTTAACCTGATAATTATATGCATAAAAATAATCCTCAAACAAATCCATTTGAGCTTGTTGTGCATATAGATTAAAATCTTGTGGAGAGATGTAGCCATAGTTGTTTTTGTTTAATACGGCTAAAACTGTATTTCTAATATCGTTTATCATCCTAACTATTATTTACACAAAGATAATCAAAAAAAAAAGAGGTCTTAAAAAAGACCTCCCTACTTAATGAATCACAAAAAAATCATTATTAACTAACTATTCCATTAAGTTCTCTAATACTTTTAATGCCTCAATTCCTTCGTCAGATTGGAAATATGATGACACTATATATATTGGGTCTTCTCCAAAAGGTATTACACATAGTCGTGTTTTATTAGTTTTGGTAGCAAACCATACTTCTTTGTTTTTATTTCTGTACTTAATAAGACCTTGCTCGAACAACTTATGTACAGTTGCTTGTAGCTTTAATACAGGGTCGTTTATAACCGACATGAAATCTTGAGGCTCTCTCTTAGCATAAACTAAGATATCTCTCTTCATCTCATCCGTACTAATTCTAGATGGGTCTTTTTGAAACAATACTCTTGTTAAGGTTTCTAGTTGCGATATAGATAAAGAACGAGCTTCTATCATTGCATCAAGCTCTATGTTAATGCTTTCAACAATTTCTTGAGCATCTTTTGCGTTATCTAATTCTTTAAACTTAATACCATTGTGTGGGTGAACATCTAAGAATCTTTGTAATACCTGGTTAGATTTAGGTACTCTTAAAAATCCATCTTCAAAAACAACAGGTTCTATAATTGCATTACCATCTTGCTCATCCACAAAAGGTGAAGCTTGATTTCTAGCATAACGTAATTCTCTGTTTATTCCTGTCTCAGGGTCAACCCAAAGTAATGGGAATCTTCTAGTGTGTCTAGTTGCAAGCATGAAAGATAAAGGTGCTGCATTCCTTGTTAACTTGTAGACCTTGTCTACTCTTTTTACTGTAGTTTTCATTTGATAAAATTTAATTTAATTTATAAAAAAGGAGTCTCTTTGAAGAGACCCCCTTTCATTTGTTGGTATTCTTAATCTTGGAAGATGAAGAAGTTATTTGCACCTAAAGTACAAACTGCTCTTTCACTCAAGAAGTTTACTTCCATCGCATCTAAGTCAGATGTTCTTGCACCTCCTGCTGAACCAGTGATCCAAGTTTTGTAACGTCTGTCTTCAGTTTCAGAAGCTCTGTATCGAACATGTAAGAATGGTCTCTTAGCGTTCTTTCCAAGGATTTGGTCATAAACAGTTGTAGAACCTGCAGGTACTAACAATCCGTTGATGCTTCCTGTACCATCAACTCCTCCACGCATTGTTGGGTCGTTTAAGTATTTCCAGTCAGACTTGTAAAAGTCATAACCTCTACGGAATCCTGTAAATCCTAAGTTAAGTGCCATCTCCTCATCATTGTCAAAAAGACCATAAGAAGTTCCACCTGCTCCATAAGAGTTTTGAGCTGCTAACATATCATCGATGTCAAATCCAAAGTCTCTGTTCAAGAAAATTACATTCTCTTCAATAGCACCTTGCTTGTCTAAACGTGAAATGATTGCGTCAAAGTCTGCTAAAGCATTAGGGTTTCCACCTGCCCATACATTACCTCTTTGTTGTACTACATAGAATACACCTTCAGACCCTTTGTCTCCAACTTGGTCAGAAGTAGTTTGTGTAGCAACACCAGAACCTGCAGCAGCAGGAACTGCTTCAATCATTGCAGTTTCTAAATAGTCATCGTAACGTAAACGAGTTTCGTGCTCAGACTTCAAGTACCATAAGTAACCTGTTGCTCCATTTTCAGTAGTAACCTCAATCCATCCGATTTGAGCCATATCAGAACCTGATACTGCATACTTATCTTTGATGATAATTGGAGAGTTTTCGAAGATGAAATCGTCAGCTTCTAATGAACCTTGCATTCCATTTGTTCCTTTCTTAAATTCAGAACCATAGATGAAAATACTTGCATCAGCATTTCCTAATCCTGAACCACCTGTATAACCACCTGCATCGTAGAATGCAACAGTGAATTGGTTGTTTGCAAGGTCAACTGCTATTACAATAGCTTTGAACTCACCTGATCCATCGTTGTTTACAACAACAACTGTTTGACCAACTCTAATTGCAATCTGAACTGTTGCACCAGAACCTGGTTGTACAGTTGAACCTGCAGGGTTAAGAACGTCATTTACTTGGAAAACTGCTTCTCCACCTGCTACTACTGCTGCAGTACCACAATCAACGTACTTGGTGTGTAATCTTCCTTGCTCTGCCCATTTGATAAGGTCTGAGTTAGAAGGCATTTCTGCTCCTACCATTCTAATGAATGAGGAGATTGTTCTGTTACCATATCTTTCGAATTCTTTTTCGTAAGTATCTGGTAAATACTGATTCAAAAAGTTGAAGTCAGTAATGTAATTCGAAGCCAAAGGTGTTTGATGCGAACTTGGTTGCAAATCAAAACCTGGCGTAGCTTGGACTGATCCTGCCATAATTTTTATTTTTTTAAATTAATTATTTTCTTTTTATACTTCTAATTTTAAGTCCTCTTCCACTGTCTGTGTTTAAAGACTTAAATTGTGTTCCTCCTTTGCTTGTCACTTCTGGTGCTCTACGATCAGACATATTGATATTTTTTGTCTTACGCATCACATCTTCTGTGGCATTAGCTTTACCTTGCTCATAAAAGAACTGGGCAAATTTTTCAGGATTCTTTGCAATTGCTACACTCCTATGAAAACCTGCAGAATCTTTCAAAAGACCATTGTCATCTAAATACTTGGTTGCCCAACCACCTGGATTCAATGCATTCTTTTTTAGTTCCTCTACACTTCCTGGAGAATAAGTTAATGTATCTTCACCTATCTTAAATTCAAAACCTTTGAACTCTGGTGTAAATACCTCTAACGTTTTAGAGTTATAAACCTCTTTCTTTCTCTCAGTCTCTTCTTCATAAGACTTCGCATTTGCGATGTATTGCCTATAGCCTTCCATTTCTTCATCAGAGACATTTGAAGTCTGCGTTCCCCTTGACTCAAGTGGTTGCTTATACTTCTCTTGCATTTCTTTGAAGTAATCTTTTGCTTTAGCAATAGCTTTTTTCTTCTTTAGCTTAATTTTTTTTACGTCTGCTTCTTCATCTATGTCTTCATCAAAAGAATAGTCATCCATTAAGGTTTCTATATCCTCTTCATCAAGACCATCTTCCGTAGCACGTAAATAATCTCTAAGTAAAGAATCAGGGTTTAACTCATCAAAATCTTTTTGTAGTTCTACAAAATCTTTGATTCCTCTCCCTGTATCTTTTTTATATTTAAAGTAAGCAGCGACATCTTCAGGTAACTCTTCCTGAGTTTCTCGCTGACTCATTAACTCATCAAATGAATTAATTTCTTTATTATATCTTTTACCAATATATGAAAGAACGTCTTTCTCGTTTAATTCAGCAGGCTCTTTTGTCTCATCAGGAGTAGCAATTACCTCTTTATTTTCAACAGGGGTATTATCTACTTCTTCTTTTTTTGTTTCAAGACCTTCTTCATGTTTATCTAAAAGCTCTTGTTCTTGTACAGACTTTTCTTCTCCTACTGTTACTTCTTTTACTTTGAATTCCATATGATTAAATTTGATTATTACAAATATAAGAAAAAAATAATACCGATTTTAGACATTATCTAGGCTCAAACTCAGCTAGATCAAACCCATCTAAACTGTCTTCATTAGATTCAAATCTTTGTGGTGGTAAATTATTTTTTCTTTGATTTATTAGTCTTGACTGTTCTTGATTAGCTTGAGATATTCTAGCAGACTTTGCACTTTCTCTTTGAGTTTCTCTTTGGGCAAGTGCTTGTTCTGAAATGTCTCTTAACTTCATATTATAATCAAACTCTTCAGCCATTAATTTACTTTTGAGCATAGCCTCATTATTTTGCTTTTCAATCTCAAAGGCTATCTCAGCCTGCTTCAATTGCATCTTACCTTGTATCTCAGCTTGTTGCTTTTGCATCTCCATCTGTGATTTCATCTCTTGTGACTTTAATGCTTGTTGAGCTTGCATTGCTTGAGCTTGCATCGCTTGTTGTTGTTGCTGCTCTTGTAATGCCTTACGTTTTACTTTAAGTAATTGATTAGCAAGTTTGATGTTTTTTATTTCTCTAATATCAATAGCATCTTCTAAATTAATATCACCCTTAGATAATGCCATCTGAATGTTGGCTTCTAGTTGAGCCTTTTGTTCTTCATCAGGAGCTACTTCAATAAAAATACCAAAGTCATAAATATACAAGTCTTTAATATCCTCAAGTATACTTATATTATATTTACCTATAGCATTAGCAAAATCATCTTTAAAATCTGCATACTGTAAAATATCTGCAACTCTGTATGTTATTGCTTCAGCTAAACTTCTATATATGTATAACGAACCATCAAGTATATGTCTAGTTGCTACATTAGAATTTAAAGCAGCTAATTTTTGTAAGCCAACCAACGAGTTAGGATCAGGTGAAGATGCATCTCTAGCTTCATTTAATCCAGTTACTTGCCTTATCATATTTAAATAATGATTATAGTTTCCAATAAGCATTTGTGTTTTACTTGCACCTGAGCTAGATTGTAATTCTTTAATTGGAACTTTACCTTGATTATAGTCTCCATCTTGCGTATAGCTTCTACCTATAACAGAACCTGTTTGGAAATATAATCTCAATGCATCTTCAGGATTATAAGCATTACCTGTCCCTAGGTCTACTTCATTCAATCCATCAGCATCAATATATACTCCATCAGGAACTACTCTTGAAATTACTTGTTGTAGTTTTAAGTGTGTTATCTGTATCAAGTCTGCAAATGGAATCATACGTCTAGTTAAAGACTCAATAACACCTTTGTACATTCTTGGAGCAACTGCTACGTAGTTGGGTAATGCATGTTGTTGAGCTGATTTAGGTCTTACCATATTTTCTGCAAGCTCCCACTTGAGTAAAATATTTGTACCCATAACCATGATACCATCATACCATACGTCAATAGTTTTTTCTATTTTTTCAAACCTTCCTTCTTCCATCATTTCCATTGGAGGATTGAATTGGTCATCTTTCTCTATTATTTTTGTTCCTCCGTTTTCTAATATTTTTTTCTTATAAACTACTTTCTTGGTAGTCTTATAATTAAAATACATAAGAGTAACAGTATCTCTATAGAAAATATCATTTTCATAAAACTGAGCTACATTGTAATAGTCATACCAACTCTGAGAGTATTTAGATATTTCTTCCAAATCTTCTCTGGTTAATGACTGATCAATCTTCATCAGTTCAGTGATGGGTAGTGTTTTAATTTCACCCCAATAGAAACAATCTTTAAAGTGAGGGTCTTCAGTGTAACTATATACAATATTTGCAGGGTCTACATATTTAACTTCAACACCTGCACCTGGTAAAAACTCATGTTTTGTACAACCTATTCCTAAAACTGTTAAATCATAATCAACTCTTTTACGAATATCATTGTAGTGGTTTTCTGCAAAAATAGTATTGATTGCTTCCTCTTCAGCAATTTCAATAGCAGGCTTATATTTAAGCTGCATGTATAAGTTTAATTCTTCATCTGTTTGAGGAAGGTCATCAGGATTCATAATGAAAGGATCAGCTCCAGTTTCTTTCTGAACAATCTGTAGAACATCTTTAGCTGCTGCCTGACCTTGTATCATATCTTGATACTTGCTTCTTTGAGATTGAGACATAGCATCTTCTGCATATGCCTTTACATCAAACAACCTGTCGTTCATTCCATTAACAACGACATCTACAAATTTAGGGATAATAGGAACAGGTGTCCAGTCTAGATTCAAGTAACTTAAATCACCATCAACTGCAAGTTCATTTTTATATTTAGCAACCGACTGTTCACCTCTAGCATAAAGACGCAACCTGTAGAAATCTCTCCACTGATTATAGTATCTGCATTGGTTGCCATCTTTCTTAAACCATTCGTATTGAATAGCTTGACCTATTTGTAAGCCAAATTCATCTGATGCTTTTTCACTATCAGAAACAAACTGACTTGGAAACCCAACAGAGGAAACATTTATTTTTACGTCTTTCATTTATCTAATTATTTCACTACGATTTCCTTTATTGTTATATCTAGCAAAGTTAATAATAATATTTGATTGTTTTTTTACAGGTTGATAAAGGTGTCTTTGGCAAGCCATTACTGCTAAACCTGAACTTATAGACGCATCAAACTTAGTTCTGTTACTAATATCAAACTTCGCCCAATCTTCTAAAGTTCTATTAAAAGGCATATATCCCATTTCATCCTCCTTAACTAATCCTATGTGAGATTCAATATAAGACTCAATAGCTGCTGCGTGAGCTTGTTTTACTGCTTCACTTGAGTTAGGTATACCTCCAAGTTCTTTTTCTGTCTTAGAGAGCTTGTGTTTAAGTTTGTCTGGTCTATTAATACTAAACCCTCTATATCCTCTATTTTTAAAATGATACAATAATCTAGGTTTATTATTCTCTACTAATATAGGCATTCCATAAAATACACATGCCATCAATACTTCTTCAAAGAATATCTCTGCAGTTTGAGGTCTTGCAACATACTCTAAAAAAAACTGATTACTAGGAGCATCATCCATATTAAACTTGGTTAAGCCATGTAATGCACCATTAGATGCACCACCTCCAACAGTACCTGATATATCATAACTATCACAACCAAAAGCACCTACATGTTCATTTAAAGGAAAGAAATCCCCCCTAGCATTTTTCTTGTACCTATTCTGCATATTCTTTTTAGGAAGCCAACCTACTAAAAATCTTCCCCTGTTGTTAGGAGTCCACACTACTTCAGTGTCTTTGATTCCATTCTTCCAGGAGAAAGAGCCACGAGTTGTATGGTGTTCTTGTATAAGTGAATCATTGTAATCTATCTGCTGATATATTCGTGTAAGATTAAACAATGACTGTTTGCTTTCATCCCTGAATGCATGAGATTCAGTACGAGGGAATTGTCTGTAGAACTCATTTAATGCGTCAGGATCATTCTTTAAACTTTCAACTTCGTTGTTCCAGTAATCTATTACATCATCCATAGGCATACCATACTCATCTATATAACCTTCAAAGTTCCACTCCATAGGGATGAAAAGTGAATATAACCCACTTTTGGTTTGACCATTAGAACTTCGTATTCCTAAATCAGAATCGTAATACAGTTTCTTAAACTCTTCACCTCCTTTACTAAGAGAGTTAGAGGTTGAACCCATCATACATTTACCAATTATTCTTCTACCCAACCTTAAACAAGTTTTGGTAACACGATAATTATTTAGTATATTGTTAGGTTTTAGCCATTTACCACTTTCATCATGAGCTAATAATAAAAGTTTTTCCCCATCATAAGAGTTGTCATCTGTATTTTTCCAGTCAATGGTTGTATCAAGACCCTCCATCTCTTCATCATCAACATCGTACATATTCTTTTTTGTAATCTTTGATGCAGGTATTCTAAAAGCTAATTCAGTTTTTGGTTTATCCATACCATCCTGGACAGGTTTAAAAAAGAACGGATAATTTCTTACAATTGGAACAACCTTGTCAGTAAACATTTTTTTCGCATCAGAACCAGACTTAGATAATATTCCTATACGAGAGTTTTTAGATATTGTTCCAACATTTGCACATTCTTCAGATGCCATATATGAAAAACCTGAACGTCTGATTTTTAAATATATCATACCAAAGCATCGAGGGTCTGCTTTACATGCCTCCCAAAAAATATAAAAGATTCTGTTAGCTTCCCTAAAATCTGGATAACCCACATCAATCTTTGTCCATTGAAGGTACATATAATGTGATCCAGTTATATATGTACTATTGTTATTGTTTACAAACCAATAGCCTTGTTCTCTTTTGTCAAACTCACTTTCAATATAGTCTACCCATTGAGCTTTGAAGGTGTTAGGATGTTCATTCCATTGGAATATAGATTGTATTTTTAGAACTTCCTTTGGTGGCTCTTTTCTTTCCCACTTGTTGTTGTCTCTTTGAAGAGACTCTGGAGCTTTAGGTAATCCAATTCTAAGTCCGTTAATTTCATATACCTCACCTACCTCTCCTGTTTTAGATATTACAACAACATCATACTTTTCATCATAGCCATATTGCCATGACCTATTCCTATTCTTTTTTTTAAGAATACCTTTAGGTATGTAGTTATCTACAACTCTGTATAAACTATGAAGACCTTCGTTCTGCAAATCCTTGTTTAGTATCTAGTTTACTTGGACCTCGTGCTTCGATTTCCATTAAATTTTTTTCATTCTCTATCCTAGTCAGTATATCGAAAGCATCAAATATAGCTAACTTCTTTGTAGCTGCAGCATTCTTTAATCTATCAGCAGCTAGCTCGTCTTCAGGGTCTGGTTTAATTATATCTTCCTTAGCAACTTTAATTAGTTGCTCTACGGCTCTCATTCCTGCC